TACAAAGCCACATTGAAGCAACTGTACCGCCATGCTTAAATGACAATCCTCTGTAAGCCATTTTACAAACTCAGCCCTATTGAAAGCGTTGCCATGTTTATTCCCACACAGGAATCAACATTAAATCCAATGATGTCTCCCGCAGTTACCGCTACATCTGTCCATGTCGTCAAATTCGTATCGCTTGCGACATTAGTCCCTGTCAAAGTTGGTTTTTCACTCCCTGCAATTGTATCTGCAACAGTCGGTACGCTTCCGGCTTTTTTCCAAACATCGACAACCATTGTCCCCGCAGAACCGGCCACCATATACCAAGAATTTATTGTTGCACTAAAAGGCATTGCTACATATCCATGCACCCCGGCAGAAATAGACGTTCCCGCACCAAAAAATGTAATCCCAACTGCCGTAAGCCCAGTTGAACCAGATGTCCCACTTGTGCCAGACGATCCCGCACCGCTTGAACCTGAAGTCCCAGAGCTACCGCTACTCCCAGACTCACCGGTTCCGCTTGTGCCACTTGAACCGCTTGTCCCAGAAGTCCCAGATGAGCCGTCCTCGCCGGATGTCCCACTTGTCCCGCTACTCCCCTCCCCTGAAGTGCCGCTTGTCCCTGATGTGCCGGAGCTACCAGCTTCCCCCGTTCCGCTTGTGCCCGATGTTCCACTGCTTCCAGATTCACCAGTACCACTTGTACCAGAGGTGCCAGAAGTCCCAGAACTCCCTTCCGCACTTGTACCTGAAGTACCAGAGGTGCCACTACTACCCGACTCCCCTGTGCCACTCGTCCCGCTTGTACCGCTTGAGCCTGACGCCCCCGTTCCTGAAGTGCCACTTGTGCCGGAAGAGCCGGAAGTGCCATCACCTGAAGTACCAGAGGAACCGCTTGTGCCTGATGTGCCGCTACTCCCCTCAGCAGAGGTACCGCTTGTGCCAGAAGTCACCCCAAGAGCAGATGTGCCAGAGGTGCCGGAAGTACCGCTTGACCCAGATTCCCCAGTCCCAGAAGTCCCAGAGGTCCCAGAAGAGCCGGAAGTCCCGTGCGAACCGTCAGATGAAGTGCCAGAAGTGCCAGAGGAACCGGAAGATGATGTACCGGAAGTGCCGGAAGAGCCGGAAGAGCCGGAATTTGAAACAAGACTTCCTTCAGTCGTCAAATTGATCGCTTTTTCATCAGTAACCTGTACGGAAATGCTTTCCGCAGTAACTAATGTGACTTCTATTTCATCAGCCATCACGCAGTCCCGGCAGTACCAGTTGAATTCGTTACGTCATACTCAAGATCGACTTTACCCTTCATTACCGTGTAAACGGCATTTTGGTTCGTGCAAACCGCAATATCAAAATCATATTCGCCGGGATCAAGAGCGGACGTATCCGATGGAAGCAACGTAATGTACGCCACCCCGCTTGTTCCTCCGGTTGTGTCGGCAAATGTTGTTACGGTTTTCTGGAGTGAGGCTTGTGCGTCAGGAAGCTCCCAATTGGTTTTCATTGTGAAGAAAACCACCCAGTTCTTCAGGCAATAAGGGTTTCCATTCGCATCTTTAAAGGTAAGAGTGTAAGTCTTGGAGTCGCCCCTTGTCAGAACCAGTTTGCGTATATTCGCCATTACGCACCCCCTTATCTGACATGGAGAGAAGCAGTCACCAATGCCGTGCCACTGGTACCAATAGCAATGTTGATTTTCATGAACGGCATAACGGGCGGCGTTATCTCTACAATATCATTACCGCCTCCATCGCCTACCGTCCCGAATGTCCCATTTGTCGGGCTGATGTATGTTCCGTCATATACAGGACTCCCGGTAAACGACAGTTTTGCAGAACCGCAAGTTTCCACTCCACCGGCTTTGTCGATCTTGTAATAAACGGAAAAATCTCCGTTCTTCGAAATATCACGGAGATCAATTGGATCGGAGATTCCGGAGCTTCCGGCAACCACCGTCTGGGATTTAAACAAACTGATAGTCTTGATGCTTCGTTCCATGGCTTCGTCCTTTCAATCGGGGGGAGCAAGTCGTTCCGCTCCCCCCGCCTATGGATTACGCAGTACCCGCAGTACCCCAACTGTCGATAACGCACCCAGAAGCCGGAGTTCCCTTTGCCGTTGACTTGCAAAAATACAGCGTCATAAGGCCCGTATTGATTGCGATGTCTCCGATTTTAAGCGGGGTAGTTCCAAGCTTGTTGGGATTGTCCGTAACGACAAAAATCTGCGGACTTTCCTTTGATCCTTTTTTAATCGCCATTTTAACCTCCTAACTACCGAACTCCCTTGGACGCATTCTCGTTTTCTGGACAAGAACCTTCCTCATCCTGTCGCTGTATGCGTCCGGTAACGGCCCGAATTTTGCCGTGAATCGATCCTCGTACACCTTCGCCAGATTCATGTTTATCGTATCAGAATCCGGTTTCATTAAAGCAAGGTGTGCCGCCCAATCGCACAAATCGATATGATACTTCTCCGGCACTTCCGGAGAAGTTTGCAATGTAAACTGTGTCAACGGCAATCTCGACACGATCAAGAATGCCGTATCCGATGCACCGGGAGCTAAAACAAACGTCAATGTATTCCCCGGTTCATTCATGAAGGCATAAGGAACGCCTCCAGTACCCGCAGTCCCTACCGTTCCGCTTGACCCATACGTTCCAAACCAACCGGACATTTGCTCGTCAAGATGCGGATAATGCAACGGCCCTTCCAACGGGTACAGCATGGACATCAACTGGCACCGCTTGATCTGCAAAATCTTCGGGCTTAAAATATAAGTAGCTTGATTCGCAACCACGGATACACGGCATAATGGTTGTTGTCCAAGCGTCCCGGCAGTTGCGGCTGTCCCGTTATCGTTTGTCGTTTCCGCATCGATGATCAAATGTGCCCTTCTGCAAGCCTGTACTTCCGCATAATTCAGAAACCGCAACAACTCTGAATCAGGCCACAGATACGGCAACTGGGTATCATCAAGCATACTTTCACGGAGATGGGCAATCAACTCCCTTCCGATCATTGAACAGCCTCCTCAAGCTGTGCCGATTCGACCTCTGCTTCTTTCTCCAAACTGTCAACATCCAACGCAACGATCTGGTATGCGAACCTTTTAATGTGACGCACGTGATCCTTGCCATCGACCTGTACCACTTCGGTCTTGATCCTCGTATCCAGCATCAGCCTTACCGGCCTCGGCAAATCGATCTCCACCCCCGGTTTCGCAAGGAAAGCAAAACCGTTAAGTGAGATGAAAATCCCTTCTCTCGGAATGTCTGCCGAATCGCTGATAATGATCCTGTCACGAATGTGACCCTGCGGACTGTTAAAGTATTTATCAGGGTTTTTTTCCTGATCTGTTTTTACTCTGCCCATATAGTTTCTCCCTCATGTTAATGGAGGAGAGAGGAACTTACGCTCCTCCCCCCTCCAGTTGTTTAGACTTCGTTAAACGGCATGTGCAGAAGCTGGGTGTACCCAGAAACCGTTCCGCAAGTTGCCGCAGCATTGCCGGAAACAACGTTCGCACCGCCTGCCGTACCGCCGCCGAAGCGGATGAACGCACCGGCAGTTCCGGTCACATACTCCATGTACCCAATCGCCACATATCCATCGGGACAATCGGGAAGGAGGGCATGCGTTGAATCCGTCCCTTCGTTACCGGCAAAGATCGTTGCATTCGTTCCAAACTTCGCCGCCACCAGATACTTGACATAGGTGGATTTGCTCTGCGTACCGGTCGGAAGGAAAAGGTTGTCCTGTGCACTTGCAGTTCCATACTGCCCATTGATGCACAGGGCGAGTGCCGTATTCAGCTTAAGACCGGCAGTGCTTCCGGTTCCAAGCCATGCGGCACCGATTCCGTTAGTTCCACCCATCACGCCATTCGTACCACTTACGACACGGTTCGTGATGGACTGAATCGCCCGTCTAAACGTCTCCCACGGCATTGCGGGATAAATCTTCCTCGGTGCATTGTCCCTGCTGAGAGGCGGGTCATCGAATTTTCTGTAAGCCATGTTTTAATCCTCCAATGTAGTTGCGTTGTTCAAGACTTTTAGCGTCAACTGGCGTACCGGCTTGAATGAGCAATACGCACGTGTTACTTTGGGCCAACTATACCCATCAATCCGTACAAGCACACTCGTACACAGCCATCCACGCATCGTTCAGGATGACCGTAGTCTGCATCGTTTTCCAAGACACGGAACCCCTCTGGCCGAGAGGATCGGACTTGGACGGAACAGGGTTAATAACGATCGGCGTGATTGCGTATTTCCCTTTCAGTGCGATCAGGCCATAAGCATCCTTGCCGAAAATCATCACCGGATAAACGTCACATCCGGCACCAGTTGCCGTCAGCTTCCCGGTAGTCGTTGCCGAACCGCCGTCATCATACGGTGAGAAAATCGTGGATTTCAGATACCGCACATCCTCACAGGAACCGATCTCCGTTTCCCATCCCTTCACACTGCCGTAATCCGCAACCGATGTGAAACCGGCAAGACTCCTGATATCAGAAGTCATGTCCACATGGGTCACTCCGACAAACGCCGGAAGGATGGACTCGGTATTGAAATTGGGGGTGGATTTAACGATACTGGTGATGTGCTGTGCTTCCTGTCGTTCCAAAGCACGAACGATTTTTCGCTGATCCGCTCTTGAGATTGTTGCAACAACCGATGTCCTTCCCGCAACCGAATTCGCATAAAACACGTTCGTGCAGGCTTTCAGGATGTTGTAACGAAGCGTTTCCACGGTCTTTGCCGCCTGTTCGCCGGAAACCGCCACCGCTTCCTGAAGAACGGGGTCTTCGTGAGTGTCCTGAATCACATCGGTAATCTCGACAAGGCCGCCGTACTGATACAGCGTTGCCGTGATGTCCGTTGCGGTCAGCTTTTCGGATGCCGGGGTGACACCTTCCGTGAGGGGCGTAGTCCGAAGCCCGAGCGAATTGTACCGCCTGAATTTCATGGACTGCGTTTTGTTCGCCGGAAGTGATTTGCTCTGACCGAATTTCTCAAGGCAAAGATAAGGCATTGCCCTTTTGAGAAGCTCGACCACCACATATGCCGCAGTTCTGGGGGTGATATCCCCGTAAACAGTCATTGCCATGTTTAACCTCCCTTACTGATTGCTTCCTCGTAGGCAGACTCATAATCCTCTGCCGGTGCAATGGAGGGGTTCACAGAACCTCTTCTTGATGTCACGGAACGCATTGCGTCCTTCTTCTCCATCTTTTTCCTGTTTGGATCAGGAACACGTTCTGCATCAACTCCATTTTCTTTTTTAAAATCATCGAGAAACTCAATCACCTCATCCGTGCTGCCGCTTTCATAAACCTCAGTCAGCTTTCCCTGCATGTATTTCGGTTTGGACTTGATCCACTTTTCAATGGAGCCATCGTCCCTGAATTTCTCGAAATCACTATGCTTCTCACGGATTTTATTGAAATGTTCCTCCTCCAACCGCAAGTCCTCAAGGGACTCTGCTTTCTGGGTGGCAACCTTCCCGGTCTCTTTCGCTTCCGCAAGCTGTGAAACAATCTCCGTCAACCTCTCTTCGAATTCTTTCCTCAGCTTGTTGAATTCAAGATTCCGCTTTTTGCCCTCCATTTTTGAAATAACGTCAAATTCCGAATCGTACTCTTCAAACTCGGCCTTTTCCTCCGGACTAAGGCTGTCATAAAGTGCGGCCGGAATAGACGGCTTCTTCTCTTTTTCCTCTGGCGGCTTTTTGGATGCCTCCAAATCCGCTACCAGTTTATTCCTTTGGTTCTCCCACTCCTCTTTTTCGTGCCGGTATATTCCCTGAAGGGTTTTCCACCGCTGTTCGTATGTCTCTTCCTCGCCCTTCTTTGCTTTTGCTTCTTCCTCTGCTTTTAACCGTGCCGCTTCTTCCTCCGCAAGGCGAGCGGCTTCGGCTTCTTTATCCTTTCCCTCTTCTTCGTTCAGGGAATCGTCATTTTTTTCTTTTTCTTCGTCCTTCTCCCCTACTGCTTCGTCAAATACCTCATCAAACTCCGCATTAGAATCTTCCAATTCCCTCTCATTGGCCTTCGGCATAACTTCCCTCCTTAAAATAAAAAAGCCACCTATGGCTGTTACACCATGGTGGCTTTTGTTCCCGTAAGAGTCTTGGGCTTTAAGCGTATGTTACTTCAGAACCATTTGCAGTTTTCTTTTTACACCGTCAATGGCTCTTAAAATATCGATAATCTCTTCTTTTCGTATTACCACGTGCGTTGCAGTTCCAAAACACCCGTTGGCAATCGATTGAACGCTTTGTGACTCTCGTTCACGGCTTATCATAGTCCCTCCTACTTTTCAAGCTCTTTCTTGAAAGAAGGAAGCCCCTTATCTAACCATGATAAAAACAATTTTATCTCGCTTATACCCCCCTGATTAAGAGAAATCTGTGGCGGCCCTGCCGTGTCGTTGTATTCCCTCAAATCCGCAAGACGCATCTCCATAAGCCTCCGCACGATCTTTATAGGCTCTGAAAAACGCACCTCATACAATTGACCGAGCAAAATAGCTTGTGTTTTGTCCATCTAATCCCTCATTTTGTGGTTTTTTGTGGTTTCTGTGGTTTTGGTTTCGCCGCAACCTTCTTTTTTACATCGTGCATCTCTTTTTTCATTTTCATTTCCTGATCGACCCTCTGCTTTTCCATTTCAAGCTCCGCTTTCGCCTTTCTTTCCGCTTGAAGTGCCGCAAGTTTCTGGTCGGCCATGCGTATCGAATGCTCTTGCTCCCTCTGCCTCATTTCCTGATCGTGTTTTTGCTGTGCAAGACCAATTTCCTGTTCCTTTTTGATGCTTTCTGCCGTTTTTGCCCTCACTTCAGCATTCTGAAGCTCCTCATTTACCGCTTCGCCGCCCTCCGGCTCTTCTCCGGCCCGTTTTATCGCTTCCACGTTCTTGTCTTTCGCTTTTGTAAGCTGTGCCATCGTCTGGGCTTTTTTGTACTGCACTTCGGCCTCAAGCTGGGCGTACACAAGCTGTTGCATACGGCTGTTTTCACGTTCCTCACGCACTTTTTGAGCTTCCTCTTCCGTCCGCATCGTAATTGCAAGATCGAAAGTCTTTATTTTTTCCTTCAAAAACTGATCTCTGGGGATGTAGTCCCAATCTTCCGGTTGCATGGACGCTTGAAGCTGATTCAGAAGGTTCATCCTTATCTCTTTCATCACAAGAGAAGAAACCCCCCTCGGTTTCACGTTGTAATCACCCTTTATATCTGCCCTCTTATTGAATTCCATGTTCCACGTATACAGATCACGGATGATTTTTTCCGTAAAAGCATCGAAATTCTTCACAACATCCTTGATTGAGATCGTAATGGTAGCCATACGGCCCGATGTCGCCTGTGCCGTCTCGTTGTTCACCATCTGACCGATCATCCATGTCGGCAAAGTGGTTTCCTCGTCACCAAATTCCCTGAATTTGTCGATAATCGACAATAATTCCGGTATGTGCGAATCGAATTCAATGCTCCTGATCGCCGGATACTGGGCATCGATGCCCCTTCCTTCCCGATACCATATCTTTCTTGGGTAAAATGAGTTCAAATCCGTGTCCGGTGTCATCAGATTCCAGTTCACTTCCACTTGCGGCCCTGAAACGCAAGCGGCATTGTCCAAAACCATCCTTGCACCGGCACTTATCGCAATCTGCGAATGCCTCATGATCCGGCAAAGCCCCTCGCCAAACAGGCTTGTTTCATCTTTTTCGTAGTAAAACA